AGCTTGCGAGCGGGTTTTGTGACCAGCGCGCTCGAATCCGGCGCCGATCTGCTCAACGTCATGGACGTATCAAGGCACAAGAAGGTCGACAGTTTGAAGGTTTACGATCGGCGCGCTCGCGGTTTCAAATCCCATGCCGGCGCGAAGTTCTTATGACATGACCTGGCTCAGCGCCGAGAAACAAAACGCCCTCCGTTCAGCCCTCGATCAACGGATGTCGTGCGGCAAAGCCGCGCGATTAGTCGGTATCTCCGAGGCGACGGTCATCAACTATCGCCGGCGCTGGGGCTACAAATACCGCGCCAAACACTTGCGCTCGCGCAAAGAAAGAACATTCGGCCTGCCGCGCTACGTCGGGCCGGCGTGGATCGGGAAGGCGTGCTGAGAATTCGCGGAGGCGCCTATGTGCGACGCGTGCTTCGGGATTCTTCCGCTCAATGAAGAGGAAAAATGCCGCCGCTCAATAATGCGAAACATGAAGCCTTTGCGCGCGCGATCGTCGAGGGGAAAGGCAACCGCGAAGCCTATCGGGCTGCAGGCTACAAAGGCAATAATGCTGCGGTCGACGCGAGCGCGAGCCGCCTGCTAAGCGACGCTAAGGTTTCCGCGCGCGTGGCGGAGCTCAAAAGTGCCGCAGCAGAAGGTGCGGTGATGACCGCGCGGCAGATACTCGAGCAACTCACAAGGCTTGCCAGCGCCAACATGCTCGACTTCATGCGGGTCGGGCCGGACGGCGATCCGGTGCTCGACTTCTCCAAGCTTACCCGTGACCAAGCGGCGGCTCTTGTGCAGGTCGACGTGGAAGATTTCAAGGATGTGCGCAGCGAGGACGCGCGCGATGTCCGCAAGGTCAGGTTCAAACTCGCGGACAAGCTCGGTGCCCTCGAGTTGCTTGGAAAAACGCTCGGCATGTACATCGACCGCAAGGAAGTCGGCGAGCCCGGGGAGTTCGAACGGCTTTCCGACACAGAACTTGATATGACATTGCGCGAGGAGGCGGCGCGGCTGGGCATCGCAAGCCGCAAAACCCGTTGAATTTGGAAATCTCCCGGCCCGAGCGCGAGCGCTTCGGCCGCATGCTGGCCGAGAAGGCGCGTCGGGACGAGCGCGCGCTACAATCCAAGCGCGGCTTTCTCGACGAAGACGGCGTTCTCCAGGGCGGCCTGATGGCGTTTATCCGCCATCACTGGCACGTGCTCGAGCCGGAAACCGAATTGATCGAGGGCTGGCCGCTCTACGCCATCTGCCTGCATCTCGAGGCGGTGACGTTCGGCGAGATCAGGCGGCTGCTGATGAATGTGCCGCCGGGCTTTATGAAAAGCCTGTGCGTGGATGTATTTTGGCCGGCCTGGGAATGGGGACCACAGAACCGCGCGCATCTGCGCTACGTGGCATTCTCTTATTCAGCAAGCCTCACCGAGCGCGACAACGAACGGTTCCGCGATCTCATCGTCAGCCCGGATTATCAACGGTTATGGGCTGACCGTGTCAGATTGGTGAAGATTGGCGCGACCAAAGTATCGAACCGGGCGACAGGATGGAAACTCGCGAGCTCCGTTGGAGGCGTGGGCACCGGCGAGCGCGGCGACCGCATCGTTCTCGACGACCCGCATAACGTCAAGGACATCGAATCCGAAATAGTGCGCGCCGAAACGGTGCGGTGGTTTCGCGAATCGATGTCCAACCGCCTCAACAATGTGGTGGAAAGCGCCATCGTTATTATCATGCAACGCTTGCATGGAGATGATGTCAGCGGCGTGATCCTTGAGCTTGGCCTGGACTACGATCATCTGATGATCCCGATGGAATACGATTGGGATCGGCAGACCGATGATGATGGGGCGGCAAAGCCGACCGTAATAAACTGGATCGATCCGCGTCATGTCCCTCTAGCGCCGGACGAATGCGACGGCGGGTTGGCGTGGGAGGAGCGTTTCCCTGCGGAAGCGGTCGAGCGCACCAAACTTGAAATTGGTCCCTATGCTTGGGCCGGGCAGTATCAGCAGATGCCCTCTCCGCGCGGTGGCGGCATCTTCAAGCGAGCATGGTGGCAAACTTGGCAGCCGGCCGACGGGAGGTTCCCTGAGTTTGAATACATCATTGCGTCGCTCGATAGCGCATTTACGGAAAAGGAGCAGAACAACCCATCGGCGCTGACGGTGTGGGGCGTGTTCATCGATCCCGACACTCGGCACAGGCGCGTTATGTTGATAGATGCTTGGCGCAAGCGGCTGGAGATGCACGGCGTCGCCACGCCGCGAAACAAAGAGGAGGCGCCGCATATCGGCGACACCCAGTCGATCAAATTTCGCAAGGAAGTGAAGTGGAAAAATCGCGTCGGGCATAAATGGGGCCTCGTGGAATGGGTCGCGTTTACCTGCCGATTTAGGCTGGTCGACAAATTGCTGATCGAGGCGAAAGCGTCCGGCATTACGGCCGCACAGGAAATGGCGCGGTTGCACGGAAACGAACATTGGGCGGTCCAGCTTTGCCCGACCAAGGGCGACAAGGTCGCGCGCGCTCTCGCAGTTCAGCCCACGTTTTCGCAGTTGCGGGTTTACGCACCGGTCCTGGATTGGGCGGAGATGGTAATAACGGAGATGGAGGAATTCCCGAAAGGAAAATATGACGATCTGACCGACAGCGCGACCCAGGCCATCAACTATCTCCGCTCGGTCGGCCTCGCCAATACCGACGACGAGGAAACCCGATACGAGGCGGAAACGGTGCGGCATAAGCCGAAGCAGAAGCCGCTATATCCGGTGTGATCATGCTTGAACGACGCAGATTCCTTGGCTTGCTCGCCGCCATCGCGGCCATCCCTCCCGCGTGCTCGACGACGGCAGGGTCGGTGGCGGCGCCCACGGTCGTCGATTTACCGACAGACCCGGAGGCGAGTAGATACGAGGCGGAAACGGTGCGGCATAAGCCGAAGCAGAAGCCGCTATATCCGGTGTGATCCATGATCGCTATCGCCGTGAGAGTAAGATTCAAGGGCGTTCCGAAATGGTGTTGGGCCGTCTATTCGGGCGTTGGCCCGACACAATCCTTTTGGCTCGTTCCAGGGACATTCGGATATTTGTGATCCATGGGACGGCATGTAACCGAAGCCGCATTACTGGACCGCGGCGCCGCAGCGCGTTGGCGCTCGCGATTGCGTCAAGCCTACTATGTAGCTGCGTTCCGTCGGCAGCCGTCACAATGGGACGCGTTATTTGCAAAATGCGATGAACCCCTGCATCGCTGGGAAGATGACGGAGGAGGCCCGCGATGACCAACCACATGAACGGCCCGACGCTCCTCACCGCCAAGCCCCTGCTCAGCGAATCGCAGCAGGCGTGCGTCGATCTCCTTGAGGAGGCGCTCAAGGAAGCCCGCGCCGGCAACATCCACGCCATCGGCATCGTCGCGTGCCTCGACGGCGGGTTCGCCTCGGTCATGGCGGGCACGCGCGCGGGCGATCTCGCGCTCGGCGCGTTCGATCTGCAATGCAAGATTCGCGAGGAAGTCACCGGCGGCAACGTGGCGCGGCCGAAGCCGAAGCGGGACACGATATTGCGGGTGCGGTGATGAGTGATATTCTTATCGAATTACATGCTGTACGCGAGCGGCCTGCCCGTCCAGGAACGGCGGATGGCGATGTTAACGTGTTTAATCTCGATTATCTGATAGCGGAACTTGTCTTAGAGAAGGCGATTGAGGAAATCGAACGCTTTCGCATGCTCGCCGGCGCCGTCTCCGATGGCCCATCCTTCGCCGAGCTGACCAAGGATCTGCCGCGCCGTTCGACCGAGGACAACAGTCGGTGAGCACCGTCGCGCAACTCGCCGGCATCGTGATTTTCCTGATCGGGCTAGCCGTCGTATTTAGCGCAGGATCGCGCAGGCGGCGTGATTGGACAGACGAGGATTTGTCCTCGGCGTTGCGCAAAATCGAACATTGTGAGCCGGGAGGCTGGGTTGAGCTGACCGATGCGGAAGTGCGCGCGCACATTGCTTTTACGCGGATGAAATGACGCCCGGCCCTCGCTGGACGCATCATCCTACGGTTCCGATTTATCCGCCGCGTCATCCGGTGCCGAGCGACCATACCGACCGCAACATCGTGATCGCGGCCTGCATTGCGATTTTCTGGCTCGTGTTTCTTGGAATAGCGACCTACGAAAGTTTGCTTGAACAGGAGAATTTACACAAAGACTATTTCGATGCCTGCGTGAAAAACGCAGCGGCTGGCAAGTGCCCCTTCGGCTATCCGGTATCAAAGCACTGAAAAATGCCCGACGCCATCAAAATCGTCATTGAGGACGACAACGACGCCGTCACGGTCGATCCGACAACCGGGACGGTCGAGACGCGCCAGCCCGACGGCGGCGTGGTGGTGCAGCTCGACGCGGCGCGGCCGAAGAAAGAAGGCGAGGAAGAGGACGAGTGGTTCGCGAATCTCGTCGATGAGATCGACGCCAACAAGCTCGCGATCATTGCCAACGAATTGTACGACGCGGTTTCCGCCGATGACCGATCACGCAAGGGCTATTTGGATACCCGCGCGCGCGGGTTCGATCTGCTCGGCATCAAATTGGAGAACCCGAAATCCTCGGTGGGCGACAGTTCCGCGCCGGTCGAGGGCATGTCGAGCGTCACCAACCCCCTGCTGCTGGAGGCCGTGCTCAAGGGCTGGGCCAACGCGCAGGCCGAGCTGCTGCCCGCCAACGGCCCGGTGAAAGTCCGCGACGACGCCGAGGACGAGAGCGGCCAATCGGACGAACTCGCCGAGGCGCTCGAGCGCGACATGAACCACTACCTGACCAAGACGGCGTCGGAATATTACCCCGACACCTCGCACATGCTGCTGTGGGGGCCATATTTCGGGGGATCCGGGTTCAAGAAGGTCTACCGTTGCCCGATGCGGCGGCGCCCAGTATCGGAATCGGTCGACGCCAAGGACCTGATCGTTTCCGACACCGCGAAGGATTTGCGCTCGTGCGCACGCGTCACCCACGAAATCCCCATGCGCCCGTCGGTGATGAAGCGCATGAAGCTGATCGGCGCCTATCGCGACGTCGATCTGCCGCAGCCCGCGCCGCCGTCACCCAACCAGGTCGACGCCAAGATCGCCGGCGTCCAGGGCACGACGCGATCCGATCGCCCGGAGGACCAGCCGTATAACCTATGGGAGACGCAGTGCGAGCTGGACCTTGACCAGTTCATCCCCGCGGGCAGCAAGTTCAAGGACGAGGCGATCCCGCTGCCCTACCTCGTCACCATGGACAAGGACTCGCGCGACATCCTTGCCATCCGCCGCGACTGGGACGAGGACGATGAGGAATGCGAACGGCAACGGATGTACGTCAAATATCCGTATGTGCCCGGCCCCGGGTTCTACGGCACCGGCATGCTCAATATCCTGGGGAATTCCTCCGCCGCGATGACGGCCGCGTGGCGCGAGGCGCTCGACGCCGGGATGTTCGCGAGCTTCCCGGGCGGGCTGATCGCGAAGCTCCAGGGCCGGCAGAACAGCAGCAATTTCCGCGTGGCGCCGGGCGAATTTGCGGGGATCGAAACCGGCGGCCTCGACATTCGCGCCGTCGCGATGGGGATGCCCTACAAGGACGTGTCCCCCGGCCTGATGGCGCTGATCGACAAGATCACTGCGCAATCGCAGCAGCTCGGTGGCAGCGCGGAAATCCCGGCCGCGGAAGGCCTCGCCAATATCCCGGTCGGCACCATGCTCGCGCAGATCGAGCAGGCCACCAAGCTCATGGCGGCGGCGCACAAGGGGATGCACCAAGCGCAATCGGAAGAATTCGAGCTGATCGTCGATCTGTTCCGCCGTAATCCTGAGGACTTCTGGCGCAACAACAAGGTCTGCCCGAAAGGATATTGGAACGAACAGAAGTTCATCCAGGCGTTGGACGAATGCGATCTCGTGCCGGTCTCCGATCCCAACGTGCCGTCGCATATCCATCGGGTGATGAAGGCGATCGGGCTATTGCAATTGCTCCAGGTGCCGGACTTCAAGCCGCTGCTGGTCGCCAAAGAAGTCCTGATGCGCTGCCTGCGCGCGCTCAAGGAAGACCCGAACGGGCTCACCCAAGACCCGCAACCGCAGCAGGCCATGCCGGACCCAAATATGATCGCGGCCGCCGCGAAACAGACGACGGCGCAGGCGCAGATGCTCAAGGCGCAGACCGACGTGGGCAAGGCGCAGGCGCAGGCGCAACAAGCCGGCGCCGACACGCAAATCCAAGCGGCAAAACTGCAGGGCGAGAAGGAAATCGCCGGCTTGCAGTTGCAGCGCGAGATGGTGATCCACCAATCCGACGCGGCGCACGAGGCGCGCGACCAGGCGCACGAGGCCGGCGTCGCGGCACACGAGCAGCAGATGGACCGCGGCAAGCTCGCGCTCGACGCACAGAGCGCCGCGCACGACCAGGCGATGGAACGCGCCGCCCATGGGCTCGAAGTCGGCAAGGCGCACCACGAGGCCGCGCTTGGCGTCGCGCAGCATCGTTTGGACGTGCATGAAGTGATGAATCCGCCGGAGCCGGCAAAGCCGAAGTCGCCCGCTAAATAGGAGCCCACCATGACCCACGACGGCCACCCCTACGCCGCGCACCGCCAGCACAAGGTCGAGCACCAGCGCGTCGGCCACATCACCAAGGGCTATGCGTCGGGCGGCGCGGTGCACCACGACGACGAGGCGGAAGACCGCGCCATGATCAAGCACATGGTCAAGCGCAAGGCGTTGCGCGCCGAAGGCGGAGCGGTGAAAACGCGGCTCGACCGCCCCTCGCGCGCCAAGGGCGGCCGGGTCAAGCACGGCAAGACCAATGTGAACGTCATCGTCGGTGGCGCACATCCAGCTCCGGCGCCGATGCCGGTGCCGGTTCCGCCCGCAGGCGCGCTGTCGCCTCGCCCCATGGCCCCGCCGATGCCGCCGCCCGGCGCCGGCGGCCCTCCGGGGCTGCCCCCCGGCATGCCGCCGCCCGGTATCCGCCGCTCGGGCGGGCGCGCGTTCGCCAAGGGCGGCGGGGTCAAGCACACCGCTGGCGGACTGGAGCCCGCAAACCAAGCGGCGCTGCATCACTCGGGTAAACGCGGCCACGCCAAGGCCGGCGAGCTGGAGGGCGCCAACCAGGCGGCGCTGCATCACCGCGCGCGCGGTGGTGCGGTCAAGCATGGCCCCGCCTTCGACGAAGGCCGGCGCAATGGCACGCAGGTGCAGCACAGCGGCAACAAGCAGGACGGCAAGGACATCGGCCGCGGCAAGCCGGTGACCTACGCCACCGGCGGCCCGGTCGAGCACCCCGTGCATGGCGGGATGGCTCCCGACCTGCACGCCGGTGCCGGCGGCGGGCTCGGGCGGCTGCGCAAGGCGAAGCGGGCGAAGTGATGACGCTCGACGAAGCGCGCGCTTCAATCGAAGACGGCTTTAAGATCGGCCCAATCGGGAATTATTGGCAGGCGCCAACAGGCGAACCGTACGTCGAAGTCTTATCTGGTGGCGCTAAAACCGAAGGAGCCAATTGCCCATGTCTCTGCGCCAGCCCCGAACTTGCGATTAAATTTTGGCTTGAGGCGATGCGCGAGTACGCGCCACCGGCCGATCGGAAAACATTGTACTGGCGGGTGCCACCGGAAATGAGCGAGCACGCCATTCTTCCGGTCAACCCCGATGGTTCGTTTACCGGCGGGAAGGAAATGCGAGCAATGATGACGCGCAAGGTTTACTACGTCTATTCCCGCGTTCTTGTGTCCGACAAACCGCAGATTCAGCCGGCAACACTGCCGCGCAGGGTTTCCGTTCAGGACGCCGGCTACCTACGCGTGGGCGCAGTGTCGGAGCGATGACCGATAATGAAACTGCGTTTACGAACGTGGGAGCATTACGACGACAAAGTCGTCGGTCCTCAAGAGGGTGAAATAGAGATTGATATGCCCATGGCCGAATCCGCCGTTCGCCTCTACGCCCCCGATCACCCCGCGCTCGCCCATACCGTGCGCGGCAAGCTCGCCAAGGAACGCAGCAAGCTCGCCGCAGAACTCGCCGACGGCTTCGCCAAGGATTGGCCGGACGTTAAGCATCGCACCGGCATAATCGCGGGCATCGACCGCGCGATCGCGATTTGCGAGGAGGCGGAAAAGGACTTGAGGGAATAGCATGGCCCGCTCAAACGCCGTCGGCAAGCTCCGCGCCATCGTCGAGTCGCAGACCGACCCGAAGAAGGCGCTGCTCGATTCGCTCGGCGACCTCGCGCATTCTGAAGTGCTGCATGCGCAGGTCCTGGTCGCGACCCATCCAGGGTCGAAATATCATCCCGGCACCACGCTTCTGCGTACCGACAGGGACCTCCTGGAACAGAAATATCAGGGCGGCATCGGACTTGTGATCGGGGTCGGGCCGCTGGCGTTCAAGGACGACGGCGTGAACAAATTCGGCGGAAAGACGGTCGCGCCCGGCGATTGGGTGCTCTATCGCCCCGCAGACGGTCTGGAGCTCTACATCAACGAAGTCCCGTGCCGGCTGTTCGAGGACGTGAACATCAAGATGCGGGTGAAAGACCCGACGATTTATTGGTGAGGCCACCTATGGCCCTCAACTGGACGGAACCCATGGCCGAAACAGACGAAGTGGTAGTCGCGATCGAGCCCGAGGCGCCGATCATGGAGAAGGCCGGCGAAAAAGTCGACGCCGGCGCCGACCTGCAAAACCAGTTCAAGGACTTGCAGGCGCAGAGCGAGCGCGAGAAGACGGAAAAGACCGAAGCGCTGCGCCGCGAGACCGAGGCGCTACGGCGCGCGAGCGCCGCGGAAGCCGAGGCCCAGCGCGCACGCCAGAGCGAAGAGGCGGCGCGCACCCAGGCGGCCGAAGGCCAGCTCGATACGGTCGAATCCGGGCTCGCCGCCGCAAAGGCGGAAGCGGACGCCGCCGAAGCCGAATATGCGCGCGCGATGGAGGCCGGCGACTTCGCCAAGGCCGCCAAGGAACACCGCAAGATCGCCGCCGCCGAGGCCCGCATCGTGCGCCTCGACGAAGCCAAGGCCGATATCGAAGCGCGCAAGGCCGCGCCCGAGGTGCGGCGCGAGCAGCCGACCGAGGCGTCGCAGGTGCGCCAGCCGCCCGATCCGGTCGAAGCATTCATTTCCGGCCCGATCGATGCCCAGGGCCGGCGCCGCGCTCCCGAAACGCAAACGTGGCTGCGCGAGCACAAGGACTACATCAGCGAGCCGAAGAAGTTCGCCAAGCTCCAGGCGGCCCACCACGACGCGGTCGCCTCCGACATCGCGCCGGATACGCCGGAGTATTTCGCCCACGTCGAAACGTTCGTGGGCTTGCGCAAGGCGGAAGGATCGAACGGCAGGCAAGAGCCGAAACCGGCAAGGAGAGCAAGCGTGCCAGCAGCTCCGGTAACACCTTCGGGCGGGGGAACGGGCGGGAGTAGCCCGACGGTCACGCTCACCAGAGGCGAGGCCACGAGCGCGACCGACGGCACGCTGGTGTGGAACTATGACGATCCGTCGCCGCAGAAACGATTCAAGAAGGGCGATCCGATCGGCCATCAGGAAATGGCCCGGCGCAAGCTCGCGCTCCAGCAGCAGGGGCAATACGACAAGACGTATCTGGAGCAGTGAGCATGCTCGTTTCGACCCGCCGCGCCTTTTTAGGAGGCCTCGCGGCTGCGCTTGCCGCCCCTGCAATCGTGCGCGCTTCCTCGCTGATGCCGGTCAGCGCCAAGCTGATCGTGCCGCGGCTCGAAATCGTTGGAGCAATCAAACCGATTGTCGGCCCGATTCCAGAGGGATGGGTCGAATGCAACGGTCGCTGGCTTTGCAAACATGCGCATTCCGATCTCTACGCCGTGATCGGCGGAAAATACGGCGAGAACGGACAGACGTTTAACTTGCCGGATTTGCGATATCAGGCCGAACTTGATCGCGGCCAAAAAAAGATGGTCGGCCGCTACGTCATCAACGGCGGATCGCAACAGAACATGCACAAACAGTCGCTCGACGCCTTGGTTGACTCCATGCACGTCAGCCAGTCGCCAGATATGACGATCGACGATGTTCGCATCGGGGGCGTTCCCCGCCTAACGGAGTACATCTGATGCCCACCCCCCGCACCGCCCGCAAGCCGCGCGCCATCAACGACGGCGAGCAGGAAATCCGCAAGACTGACGGCCGCACCCGGGAGGGCCGCGCGGCGCGCGCCGTCCAAGCCGAGCCGCAGGCCGCGCTGACGCAGCGCACGCGTGCACAACCGCGCGAGGCCGTTCGAGAAACTACGCGGCGAGGCGCCGTAGTCGCTCAAGGGCGCGGCGGTGAAACTCTCAGCCGCACACGAACTTCAGTAAACGACCCATTCCATATTCCAGAGGAACTGAAAGAGCCGGGGTGGGACATGCAGTGGATCGCGATCAGCGTCGCCGGCAGTACCGAGGTGGTTTCCGACCAGAATCTCATGATGGCAGAGAACGGCTGGCGGCCCGTGCCGGCGACTCGCTTTCCTGGTCGGTACATGCCGAAGGGCCACACCGGGGCTATTATTCGCGGCGGACAGGGACTGTACGAGCGCCCGATGACGCTGACCGAGGAAGCACGAGCCGAAGACTATGCGAAAGCGGTTGGGCAAATGCGCGACCGCGACGAGGCGCTTACCGGCAGGAAGGCCAATGTGAGAGGGAACATCGGCGACGGGCTCGAGTTGCAGAGCAACACGAACTATCGCGGGCGAAAGACGAGACTGTCGATCGATACTGCGTATGACATCCCGGCCCCGCAGCATCAGCTCGCCGAGCCGGGCGAATAGCAGCACGCTTGATATTCCCGCTCTGGAGTATACACTGTCTGAGCCTGGGGCATTAAACGGGCGAGGCTCGTGAGCGTTGACGCGCTCACGAGCCTCTGACCACAACGAACGGGTGAGGTTCGCCATGGCTGATGAAAA